TTTGAGCGCGATTTCTTTGCGCATCGCCGCCCTGCGGCTGAGCCTTCGTACCCGCTTCGCCAGCACCCGCCTCAACTTCTGTCCCGTCAACTCACGTCCGCGCTTGCGCATGTCAGACTCCTTTTGCTTGGTGGTGGTTCCTCTGTTCGACTCCGAACCTGACTGGCCGGTTGCGCTCCACGCTCATGTTGGTGTCTGACATAGGCGCGCTTCCAACTTGTCTAGATCAAGTCCTGACCGTCCGGGTGTCTCACGACAGCTAGAGCTGTGCCAGAATACAGCACCAGTCAGGCCCAGAGTCGAACAGAGGTTTTGCTTGGTGAAAGAAGGGAGCACACTCAGGTAAATGCGGGGCCGTTCAACGGCGCATCGCCAGCGAGTGTGCTCGATCCTGCACTAAGGCTAGGTGGGGTTGTCAGCCTACGAATTTTTGTCATTGCGCCCGACTTGGCTTCAAGGCCCCATGTGTCTTACGGCGCTTAGGTTGTGAGCATATGATCTCTTCTTTCGCTCTCGCGTGTTTCAAGGTTAGTCAACAGCAAGTGCTGGTGACCTACTGGCCCTTGACCGGCTTGTCCTGCCTGTCCATGGCGCTCTGATACTGCTTGAAGTCCACCTTGATGGTCTGACCCTTGGAGATCTTTGCTGCGGCTGACCAGGTCTGCTCCAGCGTCCTGGTGCCCAGCCCCAGCTCGGTTGCGATGACCAGAGCCCACTTCACTGCGTCGCCCATCTTGCCTTCAAACTTGGCGCTTTGCACGTCCAGCAAGAATTGCTTGCGTTCGCGCAAGGTGGCGGGCTTGTTGGCGTTGACTCCTGCGGCCTTCTTTACATCGTTGGTCGTGACTCGCAAGCCGCCGTTGGAGATCTTGGCCATCTGCTCGGCGCTCGCAGCCAGCTCCGCTGTTGACATCTTCTCCGCTCGCCGCGCCAGCTCCAGCGCTGCGGTAAACGAGAGCTTGCCAGCGCGCAGCAATTCCTGCACGACAGGCGGGCACTTGGTCTCGTCGGTCAAGAGCAGATACCCGTGCACGTCGTTCACGGTGCAGCTGAACCTCTTGGCCAAACGGCGTTCGTCGATGCCAGCGGAGTAGAGGCGCAGGATGTCTTCTGCCTTGGTGAGCGGGTCGATGAACTGCGTCCCGTGGTTCAGCTGCGCGTTCATCTCCATGCCGTGGATCATCTGTGCTTCATCGTCGGGCCGCTCGTCTTCGACGTACACATATGCGGTCAACGGAGGCAGGTCGGCGCGCTTGAGCAGCGTGTTCACCTTGGGAATGGCCCGCCAACGCGTCTTGCCGTGAGTGATCTTGATCACACCGTTGGCCTGTCGCACGCCCCGTGCCACGCTGCTCTGGTCCCAGCCCAGGTCGAAGAGCCCGTCCACCACGCCATCGGGCACTGCGCTCTTGAGCTTGTTGTCCCAGTACGGGTCGGCCTCAGTGTCGGGCAGCACATACAGGTCGTGGAAGCTCTTGTCGCCCGTGTCCACGGTCAACAGCGTCCCAGTTTTGTGCGTGATCTGCTCCTGGGGTTCGTCCTCCTGCTTCTTGGCCTTGGCCTTGCGGGCCTGCTTGGGCTTGGGCGTGGGCTCGTCTTGCGGGACTTGCTGCTCGACAACTTCTTGCGGGATCTCGGTTTCGCCATTCGTCATTGTGCTGCTCCTTTGAGTTGCGTGCTGCTAAAACTTACATGGGCCATCGTGTTGCGGCGGGCGCATACAGCGCAAGATGCCGCGCCGCTGCTCACATCGATTGGCAGTCAAGCGCTGGGCGGTTTCGTTGCGAGACTTGACGGTGCGGCTTGCTTGTTTGCCTGCGCGCTTGCGCTCGTTGTCGCGCCATGGCGCAAGCATGCGATTGAGCGCGTAGTCGCGGAAAAAGTTGTCGTCGGCCCGGCCCTTGCTTTCGCAGCGGTCATACATGAATTGCAGGTGCGTGCGAAGATCTCCCTCAAAAGGTTGGTCTCTGTCCATTCGACACACTTGCATGGTTTCGATGCACACGGCGCACGATGCTCCTGGCTCTGGGCGCATGGTTAGATGATGCCTAGGGCGAGTGCCACGCTCGGGCAGCCGTGCTCACACCGGCCGTCAGGCTCGACATCGCATCCCTCAGTGCAGCAGGCTGGCATCACAGAATCCAGCAGCAGCGTGCCAGCCTCTTCTACGCTCGCAAATCCGTTGTTCTCCAGCACCTGTTGGGCGCAAATTCTGTACGAATTTTTGAACTTCTTAACAACGCCGATGCGGCTGAGGGCCACGATCGACAACTCGCCAGAGTCGCGGATCTGGTAGTGAGGAAATTGGTAGCTAGTGGACCCTTCGGGCCAAACCTCGACAACGGTTACGACGTGCGTGCCGTCGAGGTACACCTTGGCGCCTAGGGGCATGATGGTCGGGTTCATGTCAGCGTCCGTTCATACGGATGCCGTTGAACGGCCCCGCCATTGCGAGATTGTACTCTTCTTGCAGACGCGCAGTGCACTGTTCCTCGTTTTGCTTGAACACGCGCCGCTGGTGGATGGCCAATCGGCGCGCATGCGCCATCTCTTCCGCGCGTTGCTGGAGAATGTTGCTCGTCTGAACATTCATGGCTTTTGCTCCTTGGGCTTGCGGTACTTACCCCATTTGAGACGTTCGAGAGTGCTCATGATCGGTTTGTCGGCGGTCGCACTGTCTTTGGCTTCAGCGTGCGTGTCCAACACAGCCGGTCGTCCAGAAGGCCGCGCATGCTGTGCGCACGACGCTCGTATGTCTTCGGGCGAGTGCGTCAACCCCAGTTGCATGAGCGCAATGGCAACGGTCGTGAGCGCGTAGCCGTTGGTAGTCGCATACTCTCGCAATTTCAATTCGAGCTCAGGGCGCATGTGAAGTTGGATCATAATAAATCTCCAAGAGGTTTTGTCCGATGTTGGACATTTACACTTTACACCTTTACACCTAGAAAAAGTTTCCATATAAGAAAAGTATAAAATATATAAGCATGTATATTAAAGTAACAACTTCTCTTATAATCTTCTTCTAGTCAAGTGTAAAAGGTGTAAAAAGTAGTGGTTTTCTCCTATGAAAAAGCTTATTTACACATACCTCTCTTGAAGGTGTTAACGGTGTAAATGGACTTTTTGCGCGGTCCTTTGCCGTTTCTTCTTGACACCCCAACAGAGGCGCGCGCAGGGCCCTGGGGTTCGTCGCAAGCTAGGCGGACCGGGTGCAGGGGCCCGCGCACTTTGTGTTAGATCAATTAAGATAGATCAAATCTCGTCGGCGCAGTCGTCCCAGTCGTGCCCGTCTTCGCCCACGGGCTTGCCGTCCTTGTCGCGCGAGAGCCAAAAGCAGTTGCACGCGCAAAGAACGGGCTCGTGCTGCTTCGCGCGTGCGCGAGGTAACTGTGCGAGCAGCGCATCAATGAGAGTTAGTGCTTGACTGCGCGTCAGTAAGTCCTTGCTCAACACATTCATAATGATATCGAAGTGAGTTGGGATTAACATTTCAGTACCCTGCTTTCAGGAGCGCGCTGATTAAGACATCGCCACAGATTTTAAGAGTGAAGCGCCCGGCCGTATGCGCTACCGCGTCCAGCAGCTGGCTCATGTCCGCAACGGTCTGGTCTGGATTCTCGCCTTCGCAGAGGCCGTTGTCTTCGCGGTCCTGGTCGGCCTCAGGTCCGTCGCGCCAACTCACGGGCGCACGGCCTTGCGCACGATGAACCCGCGCGCATTGCACGGCGGGACCTTGCGGCTTGCGCATGCGTCCAAGGTCGCAAGCAAATAGGTAGGCTGCTTGGGCTTCTCGTGCTTCCAGCCCGCGCGTGCCATCCACACGCCGCGCGGTCCCAAGGCCGTGTAGCTGGGAGACCGCGCCAGAGCCGCGCCCGGCTTGCGGTAGGCTTCTGTTGAGACGCGCGGACCGTGCGCACTGCACGCGAAGTCTTCGCCATATGTGCAACCGTTAGTGCGCATAAAGAGTCTCCAATTTTCCAGGGTATGAAACACGGGCAAGCGCCCGGCCTAGGTCCCAAGCGTCAAGTCTTTGGGAACTAGGCCGGAAGCTTGCCAAGCTTCTCGGGCGAGATACTTTGCGCTAACGCGCTAGTGGCCGATGGCCAACCCAAGGGACGCTTGGGCTCTCAGAAGTTTGCGCTGCACTGGTCACTGCAATTCACTGGTGCGTTCCTACTCGGCGCTTCTCGGCGATTGCCCGTCTTACGGGGGGCTTTGCCGCACACCTTCCGTCTTGCGACGGCATAGGTCTACTCGACTACGCGCTTTTCAGGCCCAATAGATTGCAGGTTGCGCGACGCGCGAACCTTTCCGCTTTGCCCTCAGCCGTTCATCGGCTCTCTTGCCAAGCATGGGCACTGGAAGCGACGGGCAAGGATGCGCAAGGCCGCGCATTGATATAACCCTTGACCGTTCCAGCGAGCCTTACACAGTGCGAGAGCTTTGCCGCCTGCTCTTCGCTGCACTGTGTTGGCAGTAGCTAATGCGAACCCGGGGCCAAATCGAGCTGCTATTAGTGGTAGTATATAATAACTATATACTACTAAGGGTTGTAGTGCGTAACGGCCTGCGCGCGTAAAGCTTTGCGCACTGCGCGTTGCTTACGCGCACGATCCCTAGTGGGGTGTAAAGTTACACCTACTAGGGATCGTAGTGTAAAGTTACACCCACTAGGGCTTGTGTCGTGTAACTTTACACCCCACTACAGGTGGGGGGTACCCCGGGGTCTGCTACCATGGCACGGATCTTGCCACCCTTCTGGACGTTTTGATTTGAATTTACTTTGTGATCAACTTATTAGGTATCTATTAGACGACTTGACACAATGTGCAGGGCCCCGGTACCTTCAAGCCATGACTCAGCTGGAACGGCTGCACATGCGCCTCAAGACCAAGCTCGAAGGTCTGAGGGATAAGCCTTTCTACATTTCGCCGCTGTGGGTTCGAGCATCCTTGGCGCGCGAGCTGGACCGAGTACAGGAGCAGATCGATGGCCGCAAGCAAGTCCGACCTGATGGGCAACGCAGCGCACTGGCTCAAGGAAGCAAAACGCAATCATCTGGGTGACGCAGGCGTGGGAGCGATTTTCATTTTCTTCAACACCAACGAGTTTGGCTCAGCCGTATGTGCCGCCACCGTTAACAAGGCGTACTTGAAAAAGCATCTCAAGGCCATCATTGACAAGATCGAACAAGACGAAACCAGGATTGTGACGCCCTATGACAATTAACTCGAAGTTGAGCCAGCAGTTGACGCAGATCAAACTCGTGGGAGACGCGGTCGCTGTGCTACGGACGGAAGCGTGGTTCAACGACGCTGACGTTGTGATGGCAGCGCTGAACCTGACCCGCCAGTTGCTGAAGACGGTGTGCAAGGAACTGGTGACGACGCACGAAACCGCCTTGGAGAAAGCTGATGAGTGACGATCCAGTACGAACAGACATGGTGCCGCTTCACTACGACAAAGAAATCACGCCCAATGACGACAAGCTAAAGTTGGACGCCATCAATATCTGCAATCAGTATTTGCAGTTTTGGCTTCCAGGGGAGGTAGAGATCACAGTGCTGCTCTCCCGCCCCGGCGACAACAAGGTGAGCTTCGCCACGTCCAGCGCGAGCAAAGAGCGGGTGTTGCAGCAGATGAAGGATACGGCGACGGCCGTGCGCAGCAGCTTCAATTTGTTCGTGAAAGGCAACAGGTTTGTAAAGTGAATGCGCGTTGGATCACATTCGAGGAAGCGGCGCGAGTGCTTGGAGTTTCGCGTCCTACTGCCAGGACGTTGTTGGCGTCTGGCGAAGTACCGGGCTTGGCAGACCACTTCGGAACAGCGCGAATTGACAGAGTCAAGTTCTTGGATTGGTTGAAGAAAAATACAGAAGAGCAAAAGTAGCGGATGTTACAAAGCTGACGCCGCGCGCATCTGCATGCCATAGGTGCGCGCGTGACCAAGGTTAAGCCGACCTACAACAACAAGAAGGGCCCTGACGGCCTGACAGTCCGTGAGCGCAACTATGTGCGCGAGCGGCGCGCGGACATCTGCTCGCCAGAGTCAGTGATCATGCAGCGCGCCGGCTACGAGGGCAGCGCGCAGAACCTGACCATTCGCGCCCGGACCCTGATGCGTTGCAACCCCGTGGCGATGGCCGTGCGGGCGCCGTCGCTGCCAGACGATAAGCCGCTGGATCAAGAAGTGCTGAAGGACCAGGTCATTCGCACCTTCCGGCAGATTTTGAATTCAGACCGCACGTCGGACGCAGACAAAATCAAAGCGGGCAAAGAGCTTCTCTCTACGATCCCTGGCGGGTACGTGCCGCTTCAGGTTGTGCAGAAAGGCAGTTTTACACTGGAGTCCTGGGTGCAGCAAATGGGCGGTTCGCCCGCCGAGCTCGATCAATCAACCTTCATCACAAACGGAGCAGACGATGCCACGAAATAGCAGCGACGGTGAGTTGGACAGCCTCAAACAGGAGCAGGAGTTTTGGGACCCAGCGGCGGGCGAGCGGCCCGAGGGCGAAGCGATGGACCGTGAGATCCCCGTGCGCTTCATTCCGGCGACGCAGTTGATCAAGCCAGCGGGCACGTCGCCTGGGCTCCAGCCGGGTGGGGGTGGGCAGCAGGGTCCGGGCAACTCGCCGCTGCGCAAGGGCGGGTAGGCCGTGGGCAAGAGACTCAGCGGCGACTTCAAGACCGGCGCAGGGTCTGGCAAAGCAGCCGGGTCCGGTGGCCGCAACACCGGGAACGACCAAAACTTCTCGGGGCAAAAGCCGCGCAGCACGCCGAGCTTTCGCCAGCCCGAGCAGGGCACCACCAGTCCGGCCGGGCAGGCCCCAACCGTGGGCGGTGGCGCTGTCGTGCGCTTTCAGCCGTCAGATCCCAGGCTGACGGGGCAGGTGTCAAACCAGGCGCCGCACCAGGCCAGCATGAGCGAGGCAGAGAAAGGCGAGCTGCCCAGCAAGAGCACCGGCGTTCCTCCGTTGATTTTTCAGTCCAGTGACCCTTGCATCCACACCGACGCAGGCCGCGCGGCCGGGCCCGAGAAGTACGCGGGCGGGCTCATGCCTTCCCAAGCTCCGGGCTTTCCGGCGCCTCCGTACAAGGTCGCCTAATGGGGCGGGTGAGCGCCAGCGAAGAGCCGTTGGCGTTCACCGCGTCCGAGCGCAAGGCCGTTGGTATTCCTGATGCCGTGGCGCGCAGGCTGCGCGCGGATTGTGGCTTCTTCATGCACAAGGTGTTGAACGTCGAAGGCGATGCCTGGCAGCAGAAGTTTTGGGGCGCCATGTCGGGCGAGCATATAGAGCCCTTCGCCAAGCGCATGCTAGCGCTGAAAGCCTGCAAGGGTCCTGGCAAGACGTTCGCGATGGCCGCTGCGGCGTGGTGGTGGCTGTTCACGCGCTGGCATTCCAACGGCGTTGCGATGTCGATCACATCGGACAACTTGCGTGACAACTTGTGGGCGGAGCTGGCGCGCCTTCAAGGACGGTCAACTTTGCTCAGCCACTTCTTTTCTCATCGTGGAGAAAGGATCGAAGCCAAGGAATACCCAAAGGATTGGTGGTTGTCGTTTAGATCTTTTCCGCAAAACGCCGACAAGAGCCAGCAGGCCAACACCCTGGCCGGTCTACATGGGCGGCATCCGCTCGTGCTCTGCGATGAGGTAGGAGACTACCCTGATGGAGTGGTGGTGGCCGCAGAGGCGGTGTTGGCAACGCTGGTCAATGGCAAGCCGCCCGATGGCAGGATCATTTTGGCAGGCAACCCCACCAGCACGGAAGGTCCGCTCTACCGGGTGACGATGCGCGACCGAGCTAGATGGTTCGTGCAAGAAATCACGTCTGACCCCAAGGACCCGCTCCGCTCGCCGCGCGTGGACCCTGAGTGGGTGCAAGCACAGATCGACACCTGGGGCATCGACAGCGACTTTGTAAAGGTGAACATCCTGGGGCAATTTCCGTCGCAGCAGGCGAACAAGCTCATCGGGCCCGACACTGTGCAGACAGCAGCAGCGCGCAAGATCGAGCCAGGCTTTCAGCAAGACGCCCTGGTCTTCGGGCTGGACGTAGCGCGCTACGGCGACAACGCCAGCGTGCTGTTCCAGCGGCAGGGCAACATGTCGTGGCGCCCCAAGGTCTGGCGCGAGTTAGACTTGATGAGCCTGGCAGATCAAGTTGCCACAGAGTTTGTCACCAAGAACCCAGCGGCTTTGTTTGTAGATCAAAGCGGCGTGGGCGGCGGAATTGTTGACCGGCTGCGGCAGATGGGCATTCCCGTGCTCGCCATTGACTTTGGTGGAGCCCCTTTGGACAACCGCTTTGCAGATCGCCGCAGCGAGATGTACTGGAAGATGGCGGATTGGCTCAAGCGTGGAGGAACCATACCTGACGACGTAGCTCTGCGGCAGGAGCTGGTCTCGCCCAACTACTCGTGGAAGGCGACCGGCAAGATCACAAAGTTTAAGCTGGAATCCAAAGACGAGATGAAAAAGCGCGGCGTGAGCAGCCCGGACATGGCCGACGCGCTCGCGCTTACTTTTGCAGCGCCTGTGGTAACGCCTGCAAAAGATCAAGTCATGTACAGCGCGCCTCAGATGGGCAGCAATAATGGCTGGGGCAGCAACCGCTTGCGCGGCGGGACTGAAGAGTCCTGGGACCCTTATGGGAGCGACTAAATGGGATCTTCAAACGTAGTCAACCAGCAAGGCAGCACGCTCTCGGACGCTGACCACGACACTTTGTACGGCATTGACGGACCCGGTGGCGTTAAAGTTGGTGGCTTGCGAAACACAGATCCCACCAAGTTTGCAACCATGTTGAACAACTGGTTGACGAGCGGAAAGCCCAAGCCGGTGAATCCGGGCGAGACATTCAAGCAGGCTCAGGACGTGTACGGGTTGCACGAAAAAGCCAGCGCAGGCGCGGGCATCGGCGGACTCTTTGGGTTGGGCTTGATGATTGGAGATCTTTCACCAAAGGTGCCAACTCTTACACCCAACGTGCCGTCCTATGGCATGAAGCCTGTGCCGGGTGTAAAATGAGCAGCTGGGACTTGATTCAAAAACAGATCAACGAATCTGCCAAGCACCCAGATCCTCAAGAGTTCTTGGGCATCAAGCGTCAGACCGTACAGCCAGAAGACCGGCTCGAACGCAGGCGCCGCTATTTACTGAGCTGGACCGCACGCAAAGCCGAGCGCACCCGGCAATGGAGCAAGTGGCAGGATCTTTCGTCTTTAATCATGCCAGAGCTGGGCCGGTTTCTAACGTCGGACCACAACGTGCCGAAAGACACGTCGAAGATTCTCAACGGCACGCCCACGCGCATGGCGCGCTCTCTCATTGCCATGCTCATCTCTGGCCACACCAGCCCGGCGCGCCCGTGGTTGAACCTTACTGTGATGGATCAAAACTTGGCCGAGTGGGGGCCAATGCGACGTTGGCTGTGGGAGTTGAACCGGCGCGTGCGGCTGCTGTTCGAGCTGGCCAACTTCTACCGCGTCATGGCCATGTGCGTGTATCCGGGCCTGGCAGTATTCGGCCTGGGCACTTGTCTACTCGAAGAAGATCCTGTCAAGGTGCTACGCTTTCCGCAGCTGGCAATGGGCTCCTACGTGCTGGCTGGAGATGGCGACGGGATCATTGACACGTTGCAGTACGAAGAGGCGTGGACCGTGGGCGAGCTGGTCAAAGAGTTTGGCTGGGACAACGTCTCCAACTCGATCAAAGTTGCTTGGAACGGCGGTTGGTACGAGCAGTACGTTTCGATCTTGCGAACTATCTCGCCAAACTCTGAGTTTATTCCCGGCACCATCGGCGCCAAGGGAAAGAAATGGGGCTCGGCCTGGATGGAGATTGGCGGACTGTCCAGTGCGGCGGGCGCCTTGGCGCAGCCTAGCTCGGACCCGGCCATCGGTTTTCTGCGCGAGGGAGGCTACGAGTCCTTTCCGGTGTTGTGCGCTCGCTGGGCCACCACGTCGAGGGACATCTACCCAACAGGGCCTGGGCACGACGCGCTGCCAGACGCGCGCATGGTCATGCAGCTGGAGCGGCGCGAGTTGCTGGCCATCAGCAAAGGCGTGAACCCTGCCATGCTGATACCCGACGCACTGAGGCTCAACCGTTTGAGCATGCTGCCCGGTGACGCCATCTACTACCCGACCGGCACCAATGGCATAGAAATCAAGCCCGCACATATCGTGGACCCGCGCTGGGTCGAGCAGTCCGCGAGCAAGCGGCAAGAGGCAATGCAGCGTATTGGGCAAGCTTTCTTTGTCGATCTTGCACGCATCTTTACCGAGACGCAGCCTGGCGACAGCAAGCAGCCCGACACGGCGGCAGCGGTAGCAGCCAAGGACCAGGAAAAAATGTTGCAGCTGGGCCCGGTGCTGGAAAACATCAACGAGTTTTTGACCCGCTTGGTTGAGCGCACGTTGCAGATCATGGCTAAGCGTCGCATGATTCCGCCCGCGCCGCTGGAGGCGCGCGACATGCGATTAAAGGTCGAGTTTGTGTCGATCTTATCTCAAGCGCAGAAGTTGCTGGGCGCGCAGCCCAAAGAGCGTTTGATTCAAATGGTCGGGCAACTTGGCGCAGTGGTTGGGCCTAACGCGCTGGAGCAGCCCATCGACAAGATCAATACTGATGTGCTGGTGGATGAGTACGCGGACGACCTGGGCATTCCGCCTTTGGCTATTGCCACGGACGAAGAAGTTGCGAAAAAGAGGCAAGCGCGCCAGCAGCAGATGCAGCAGGCCCAGCAGGCGCAGATGATGGCGACGGGCGCAGATGCCGCGCAGAAGGCAGGGACGGTGGACATGAAGGGTGACAACTTGGTTACGCGAATGCTTGGGCAGACCGCGGGCGCTGAAGCAGGCGAGTCTGGAGAGCAAGCCGCATGAGAGCCGACGAGCAGGAGGGCATACTTAATGACTCCAGCGCAAAGCGCGCCAAGGACCAAGTTGAAGCTGAAGCGCGGCGCTTGAACAGAAGCGATCTGTTAGAGCTTCTGGGCAACCCAGCGTTTCTGCGTTGGCTGCAAAAATTTGTGTACCCGTGTTTGATGCAGGCTTTTCCAGTTGGCGATCATGCTGAGCTTGCAGCGTTCAAGGGCAGGCATCACTTGCTGCTGGAGATGATGAGGGATTTTGAGGAACAGGAAGGCAACTTTTTAGGCCGGTTGATCGACGCAAGAGAAAATTATCAGAGCATGCTGCTGCGAGCAGCTGGAGATAGATCATGACTGAGCAAGAGTTGAAAGCCCACGCTGACGCGCAAGCCGCAGAAGCAGCCAAGGTCGCTGCCCAGGTGAAGACTGAACAAGTGGCCAAGGACGCAGAGCTGGCCAAGGGACCCAGCGGCCTGGACAGCATCAAGGCCGAAGATTTGAAGTCGTTGTACAGCAAGTCGCCGCAGATGTTCAAAGACGCAGGGATCGTGCAAGCAGAGCCTGTTCTCAAGCCCGTCGAACTGCCACAGAGCGCCGCTCCGGTGGCCTACGAAGGGATTGAGATCAAGTTTGAAAAGGACGTGGTCGTACCAAAGGAAGTTCTCGACAAGTATTTCGTGCACGCAAAAGCCAACGGATTGACGCCCAAGCAGGTTCAAGCCGAGATTGATTTTCAGTTGGAGCGTGCACGAGAGTTCACAGCGGCTCAGCCCAAGGTGAAGACTTCGCAGGAGCTTCAGCTTGAGCAGGACGGCTTGAACGTGGCGGCGTTGAAGGCTGACCCGGTCTTCGGGAAGGCGTACGAGGCCAACATGGAGTTGGCTCGCAGAGCCGCTGCAAAGTTTGGTGATGCCGAGTTGTTGGAGAGGCTGCGCACCAGCGATCCTGTGTTGGTCAGGCACTTCCACAAACTCGGGCTCGCTGATGCCGAGGACGGTACGCGCAGAGGTCAAAGCAGGAATGGCAACGAGTCTGACGAAGCAGATCCTGCAAAAGCTCAGGAAGCTTACATGCGCAGGCGCTACAGCAGATCTCCTCAGATGTTCCCCGACAACCCCAAGCAAGATTAACTAGGAGCGGCAAACATGGCACTTTCAGCACTCAGCTCAACCGACCTTACATTGGTCGATGTTGCAAAGCGATCGAAAGACGGGATGATGCTTCCCGTCGTGGAAGCGCTCCAACAGCGCAACGGTCTGCTCCAGAGCATGGTCTGGAAGCAGGGCAACACCGACACCGGCCATCAGGTGGCTTCGCGCAATGCGCTGCCGTCTGTCTCTTGGGTCCGGTATAACGACGGCGTGCAGCCGTCCAAGAGCACGGTGGACACGTTCACTGAGCGCACGGGCATCCTCGAAGGTCTGTCGTCCGTGGACAAGCGCGTTGCGCAGATCAACGGCAACGAAGCAGCTTTCCGCGCGTCGGAAGATGACGCTTTTCTTGCGTCGATGGCCAACACCCTGGAGTCGGCGTTCTTCTACGAGTCCACCAAGGTCAACCCAGAGCGCATCATGGGTTTGGCACCGCGGCTCGGTCTGAGCACCGGCGCGTACGGCAACAGCATCATCAAGGCGCAGGTCGCGGAAACCACGGCGGACCAGACTTCAATCTGGTTGGTTGGCTGGGGTGAACGCACTGTGTACGGCATCACCCCGCGTGGGCAGCCGACTGGTCTGGAGATGGAAGACAAGGGCGAAATCCGCGACAAGGATTTGGTCACGGGCGCCGTGAAGTACAAGTACGAGACGTTGTTCCGTTGGCGCTGTGGTCTTTGCGTTGAAGACTATCGCTTCATCGTCCGTATCGCCAACATCAGCTCGTCAACTCTGACGGTGGACGCTTCCACCGGCGCAGACTTGATCCGCTCCATGGTGAAGGCGTACTGGCAGATCTTCGACCCTCGCTCGGTGCGGCTTGCGTGGTACTGCAATCGCACAGTCGGAAGCTTCCTGCATCAGCAGGCGCTGTCGAAGACCTACAACTCGACTCTGTCCATTGATCCCGCGCCGATGATTGGCGCAATCGGGATGTTTGGGCAGCCCATCGTTCGCGCGCTGGGGTCGCCAATCTACATCTCGGACGCAATCACCAACGTCGAAACTTTCGTCAACTAATAGTCCACCCGGACAATAAAGGAGATCAAAATGCAGGACAAATTCGCAATGTTCGACATCGCGTCGAGCTTGATTCAAGCTGGTGCATCGGGCATCGGCTTTGGTGGTGGAGTCGCAGGTGCCTACACGTCACCCGGAGGTACGGGTGGCTCGTATGACACGGGCGCGCCTCTGCCTGCCAGCAACACGTCTGGCACGGGCATTCCCAACGCCGTAGGTCCGACCGGCACCATTGGCGGGCCTTTGCTGCATGATCTGGGCCGTGGACGGAGGTTGCTGCTCTACGTGCAGGTCGTGGCCCTGGTGACGCCAGGCACGGCAACGCTGGAAGCCGACTTCATCTGCGCAGACTCGGCGGACTTGACCGTCAATCAAACGATCTTGCTCCGTTCCAATGCGGTGTTGGTGTCCACCATGGTCAACAACCCTGGGTATCGGTTCCCGCATGGGAGCACGCCCGGAATCGTGCCGCGCAGGTTCGTGGGCATGCTATACACCATCGGCGTTTCCACCATCACTGCTGGCAGCGTCTCGGCGGGCTTGATGCTCGACGTGGATGATCACGCTGGCGTCTACTCGTAAGGAGAGATCATGTCAAGCGCAAAAGATGATGTTCCGCGTTTCAAGGTGACGCAGCCGTTTTTCGACGGCAGCACCAAGCATGAGTCTGGGACCGAGCTGGCCTGGTCGGTTCCGGCCGGGTGGGATGCGCGCCTGAACGGGCCCCACTACATGGAGAACGGGCCCAGCCTCACGTTCGAGCCTCTCAACGAGGCAGCGGAAAAGTTGCAGCTGTCCCATCGTGAGCGCATTCGGCGCGCGAACCAGCCGCAGGCGTCCGAGATGGAGCAGTTGAAAAAGTTGGTGGCCACCCAGAACGAGCAGATCTTGACGCTGATGAACAACGTCATGGCCGAGAACGCTGAGCGGCGCAAGCGAGACGACGAGCGCGAGAAGAAGCGGTAACACACAGGGTGACGCAGGCTCACGCTTGCGTCACCCTTGCATTCAGGAGCCAGCATGCCCGCTCGCGCAGACGTAGACATTGCTAACATGGCCCTGCTTTACGCAGGTGTGAATCAGCGCATCAGTGCGTTGACAGATAGCTCGCCAGCGGCGCAGGCTCTCAACACTGTTTACGCTGAAATTCGTAGATCTTTACACAATGAATTTCGTTGGCCGCACGCGGTCAAGCGGCAGCAACTGATTCCGTACTTTGGCAATCAGTACGCTGCGACTGGGATCTACAACGTAGGAGATCTTGTAAAGTTTGGTAACAACGTGTATAGATCTTTGCTCGGTATGAATTTGAATAACGAGCCCGACTTGAATAGCGCTGCTGCGTGGTGGGCGCAAGTTACGCGCGACGGCTATGCGTACGTTTGCCCAGTGCCGCCCGACATGCTGAATCCTATAGCGGTCTGGGAAAAGCTCACGGTGACAGGCGCCAGTGTCGCGCCTCTGTACGCCTTCGACAACACGCCGACGATGCCTAACTTGCGCAATCCGCGCATGAGCCAGCGAACGCCGTTCAAGCTAGAGAACGCCAACGACGGAACAGATCTTGAAGTTTTGCTGTGCGATTTGGACACGCCTATATTGGAGTACACGGCGGACGTGACCAATCCGTCGATCTATCCGCCGATGTTCGTTGAGACGTTTGCGTGGCATCTTGCGGCGCCGCTGGCAATGGGCCTTCGCGGCGATGAGAAGAAAGCTCAAGCTTGTGAAGTGATGGCCACGCGCACGCTCGCAGATGCCTGGGTTATTGCGATGCGCGACATGCAGGAAGACGAGCAGCCGGTCAGTGAGTTTGAAGCTTCGCGTGAGGGTATGCCATGAACGAAACACTGCCAATTAAGCAAAGCAAGTTTAGCAACGGTGAGATCTCGCCTGCCAGCTATGGCGACACCAAGAACCCAAAGTTTGAGTCTTCGTTGAAGCTGTGCCTGAACTGGCTTCCAATTCAAAATGGATCTGTTTCAAAGCGGCCTGGCACGAAGTTCATTGCGCCTATCAAGCAAGCGGCTTTTGGCGCGCGTTTGTTTTCGTTCATTTTTTCAGATCAGCAAGCGTTCGTGCTTGAAGTGGGCAACTTGTACATTAGGTTTTACAGAAACGGGCAATACGTAGGTGCAGATTTTAATCTGCATACTTTTGGCGATGCGTACGCGGGTGGGTACTACGAGCTTACTACAACGATCACAACTACCATGTTGCCGTTTTTACTTGCTACGCAGGTTGGCGATGTGATCACATTCACGTATGGCAATCAAAACGGTGGTGGCAACTTTGCGCCCGTGGACGTGCGGCACACGGCAGGCGTTAATGGCCCTTGGACTTTTAGCGTTACGCTTTTTGCTGCGCCCGCGTACCCTGGGTTGGTCGCGCCAAGATCTTTTGTGTTTCTGTACGGTACGCCACCGTCACTAAGTGTG